GGTCTCCGGAACCAGGTGCGAGGGTTCGAATCCCTCTAGGCGCTCCATTTATTTTTATCAGTATTTATAGGACATTTTCAAATACATACTCATCAATAAACATCAGAAAGCAAAGAAAGTGGAGCAGTTTGTGGAGCAGTTTACATCAAGAAAAGAAATGACATAGATTATCTTGACACTATTTCTTTTCTTTTTATATTGCATCTAATAAACGACGGTGAGCAACTTCTATATTCCCTGGATCTTTCTCTATCCCAATGTATTTTCTATTACAATGTTTAGCCGCGACTAGTGTCGTTCCGCTCCCGGCAAATGGGTCTAATATCAGGCTTCCATCTGGTACTATTTTTACTAATTGCTCCATCAGCGGTGTCGGTTTACCTGTTAAATGGAATTTATCTGTTAATTTTACAGGGAAATGATAACATCCGGGATATGGGCCATCGTGAATAGCTTTGTGACATTTCCCTTTTGTTCCCCATGCTATATATTCACATTGGTGACGAAAATATCCCTTGTGTGGTGCCCTCGCGCTATTACCTTTATCCCATGAAATAATTCCCCGCCATATTAACTCGCCGATTTGTAATACATCAGTTGCTGCAGGAAGCTGCCGCCAGTCCGTAAACATCAAGAAGTATCCGTTCGGTTTTAAAATTCTTTGACATTCGGATATCCATAAATTACACCAATGCATCCAACTTCGCTGATCTTTTGTGTCACCCCAGAATGTCGGTCGATGAATTATTTTATTTCCGCTTTGCTCATATTTTTTTACTGGATCTTTTTGTCGCTCCGCCATTGTTGCACCGCCGGAACTGTACGGCGGATCTGTAATCACCGCGTCCACTGAACAATCATCAAATGTTTTTAATATTGGTAAGCAATCTCCGCAGTATATTTTGTTGATTTCCATTGTATCCCTCCTTATTTTTATTGTAGAACTAATGTTCTGTTTTCGCAATAAAAACTTAGAGTACATACTCCCGAAATTTAAAAAGAGCGATATCATTATCGCTCTTTTGTTTTATAGCTCACTTCTTTTTATAGAACGTGTGCTGCAGCCGATCGCTCCAACGATATCTTTTGTTACAGATAATTTATATTTTACTTCCGCATAATCGTCAATGTCTTCATAATATTTCACCACGAAGATTTCATTTCCATTCTGCTTTGCGCTTTTTGCATTTTTAATAGATTTTACAAAGTATTCTGCGTAGTCGTCTAAACCTTTAAACCTCCCGTTATTTTCTTCTACAGTCCAGTCTGTACCTTCTCCGTTTACTGTGATATCCCCCATGTCGATTTCTTCGACTTGCACATGAATCCTGTCAGAAGTCTTGTATATGCTAATTCTGACTAATCCGTATGTTTCTATTTCTTTTAAATCATTTAGATCGTTTCCGCTGCCGATAAGAACAGTTTCACCGATCATCGATTTCTTTACTGGATAATTAGCGGGCGGTTCGGTGCTCACATAAACCTTGATTCTTGTTCTAAATCTATCATCGACAAGCTCCACCCTTTCGTTCAATCCGGGTTTCAATGCGGTAGCGACGGCGATCACTCCGTTCGGGCTCCCCTCGATATTGAACAAAATTCCTTTCTTAACATCTTTCATTCCGTACAATTTAAACATTTTATTCCTCCTTGACTCATTTAAAACTTTTTTGACTTTTAATAATTCCTCATCGGTCATATTAATAGATCGGCTTCGGGCACCCGGCGGCAGTGTTCTTTTAGCGCCGGACCCTTTACGACGCCCGCCCCAGCCTGTTTTATTTTCTTTCATCCTCATTCTCCTTTTTTGTTTTCAGTATATTCCTCAAGCAGATATTTATACTGTCTTATGCTGTCTTCGAGGTCGGTATTTCCGCACTGTTCTTTCATATCTTCAATGGCGTCTTGATCATCAATTTCTTCTTCCATTTCATCGCAGCGTTCTTGCATCGCAATGAGGTTTTTCCACCAGTTATACTCATCTTCCCTCATTTCATAGGCGTCAACCTCATCATTGTACGCCGGCATCGGGCCGAATCCTACCAAGTCTTCTGTGATGTCAAGTCCGTTTTTTCGATAATTGAGATCCTTAATTTCGTTATTTCTGTCCGTAATTGCAATTTTCATTTTTTATGCCTCCTTTTTTAGTACAAATCGTCTGTTGTCATGTTCCACAAATCCGTATCTGTGGTTTCTTCGTCGGCATTTACTATGCCGCAGCGGGTGTATCTGTTCCCGCTTAACTCGTACATCTCATATCCTTGGTCTACTCTTTCAAATTTTATTGTCCGGTTTCCGTCCGTTAAAATTCTTCCGCCTTCTTCGATTCCGATGTTTCTAATCATTTTGTTTCCCTCCTTAGTGGTTTTAAATAATCTGTGGGGGTGTTCCCCTTTCTTGATTATATATTATAATATCATGTTTGATTTGTCAATATCTTTTCAAGTGTTTTGCTATAATTATTTTTTATATCATGCAACAGAAAAAGAGCAAGGATTTCTCCCTGCTCCTTTTCCTTTTTCAGATTATTTAAACCCACAGAGGTTTCCCTCTGACGTCTATATAATACCACTATAAATTAATTCACGCAATAAAAAAAGAGGGCGGTTTCCCGCCCCGTTAATTACTTAATCTGTCTACCAGCCAGCCTGTTGCCACTGCTCCTGCGATGTATGACCAGAGGTTTCTTTGCCGCTTAGCAATTTTCAAATCATGTGTTAATTCATCAATTTTCTCGGTCAATCTGTCTAAAGATGTCTGCAGCTTCATCAAGTTCTCTTCTGCTGTCTGCAATGATATCTCTGCACTCTGCAATTGTTCTTGAGTTCTCATCAATTCTTTTTTGCACTCGGTCAGCTGATTCTGCAGCTCGGTCAACTCTTGAGATGCTTCTGTCGAGTTGCTCTCCAGCAGATTTAATTTGCTCTCCAGCAGATCTAACCGCATCTGCTGATTTCTCGCTATAGTTTTTAGCTTCTCGTACTGCGCCCTTTGCATCGTTACTGTTTCCGTCGCCTGTGGTGCCGCTGAATATGAGATATACGAGCAGGGCGACAGTAGCAAAGATAACGCAAGCAATAGTGATAATTTTTTTCTTCTCATACATTTTACACCCCGTTTTCTAAATACCACTGCGCTTTTCCGCGCAAAATGTCTCCGCCGGTCCCGATTTCATCCTGATCGCAGAGCTGCTCTAAATCCCAGCGACAGTCAGGCTCTCCGCTGTACAGCCCGTAACCGTCGTCATTCGCGGCCTCGCCGTGTGTCATGAAATGTTCTCGGTCGATCGGATTATCAAAAACTTCTGCGATGACAGCGAACATCTTCGCCAGCGTTTCAATCTGCGCTTCCGTCGGCGGATATTCTCCTAAATCGCCAGGGCGGGCTTCATAGCAGCAGCACAGAGCAATAGCGATACTTCCTGTATTCCTGTGCCAAGTTGCCCGCGGTACTTCGTCGAGCGGTCTTGTGTAGATGATTTCGCCGTCTCCGTCAACATTAAAATGATAATCTCTAAACGTCGTAAAATACCGCCCAGCCGACCAGTGCCCGTATGTCGTTGCAGGCCATGGAAACTGATAAAAATAACTTCTCTTATCAATGAGTTCCTGTCTAAATTCGGCTATTGTCATCTCTGCGCACTTCCTTTCTTGTTTCTTTTTTTATTTCTTTTTCGGCAGCGTCCGGCCGTCCGTCGCGGTTTTTGTCTACACAAAATACACTCACAAAAGTAAAAGCACCGACTACTGCCGGTGCTGTAAACTCTTTGAAAAAATTGATGAGTAGCGTTGTATTCGCTACTCCTGTTCGTATAAAATCATGTACCCACGCCGCGATCACCATCAGGAATAAAATGATAAGTCCAGCTCCGTACACATAAACGATCTGCATCGAGGTTCGAACTTTCCCTTTTACTTTTGGCATATATTGTATTGCGGTGTTCCATAGCTTTTTAAACATATCACACCGCCCTCCCGATTAATGCAATCACCACTGAAATAATTGTTGAAATCAAGCCGGCTACTTTATAGATGTTGTCAATTCTATTGTGAGCTGATGCTGCGGTTTGTTCAGATCGTGCCTGCGCAATTTGCAATGCAGTAATTTCAGGGAGCATTCTAACGAGCATGTCAAGTTTTTCTTCCATTTTTGCCATCCGTTCCACAAATTGCATTGTTATTTTTTCGCCTTCATTTCTTTCTATCATGCACCGCCTCCTTATTCATTCGTAAAATCAGAAATAAACTCAAACATACAACTCCCTGTTTTCAGCATGGAGTTCGGATACATTCCGATTTTACCGTCAGCCGTATACATGCGTGATAAATTGACAAAACCGCCAGAGAGATCTACATACGCGCCGTATCCTTTTTCTTCTTTCGTCAGCACATCGCAGTACATCATCGGATACGTAAGTAATTCATGCTTAACGAATTTAGATTGCGGGTATTTATCAAAGTAAGCCGTGGCAATGCCGATCGAATTATTGTAAAAATTCAGCCATCTAAACTCTGTTGTATTAGTACCTGTATCAATGCACGAGCATTGCACGGTAAACTTTACACGCCGATATCCTTCTTCTGTATAACCTACGATTTCGGCAACAACGGTACCGATATGATGCGTCACAAATCCGATATCCCATAAAAATTTCTTATTTACGATTCCGGTTGCTCTGGCTTTCATTCTTTTGTCTACTATTCTGAATTTCGCGCTTCCATCTGTGATTTCCTGCATTTTGTTTACTCCTTTCAATCGTTTGTTAAATATACTAAACACGCAACAGATTCATGTCCTGGCGATGTAGTATATTCATCCGTATAACTGAGATATAGTTTACCGTCTGTATTTATTGTCAATCGTACAGCTTTACCGTTGCTGTTGTTTATAGGGGCATAAAATTCAAGATTTATAAATGATTTTGGTAGCCCCGATGCAATTTCAATGAGACCTTCCTTTGCACCTTTCATTCGTACAAAAAGATGCACTATGTTTTTTATTTTTACACACGATAAATTTTCAATGTATTGTGGTTCTATAGTCGCATTAATTGTTTCCATCCGTCCGTAATTATCAAATTTTTCATCAACATATTCTTTTGCGGTTACCGTCTTGACCGTCCACTTCACGCTTCCATCATTAACTTCTCCCCCCCCGATATGGTTGACAAATTTGGTTCTGTAGCCGCTGTGGTTCCTGCCTTCGTGCACTCGAGATATGCCCATGACGGCATTTTTGCAGAATAAACGATATCGCCGACTTTATATGCTTTCTTGCGTTGCAGCCGATTGACAAATGACGCCGTGGATTCCAAATCCGTCCGATCTGCCTTTTTGTCTACTTTTGTCGACAAGGTTTCTAAATCAGATTGATTTGCTTTCTTACCAATTTGATTAGCTATCGTCGTTGCGAAGTTCGGGTCATTACCGAGTGCTTTCGCTAATTCGTTAAGCGTATCAAGAGTTTCCGGTGCGGCTCCGACAAGTCCGGATACTGCACTTTGTACAAACTCTGTAGTTGCAATTCTTTTAGAGCTGTCGCCTGTCGGTGCCGTCGGTGCTGTACTCGTACCTGTCACCGCTAATGACTTTGCTTTGACCGTATCAGCGTTGACTAAATTAAGGTCACTCGTACCTGTCACCGCTAATGACTTTGCTTTGACCGTATCAGCGTTGACTAAATTAAGGTCACTCGTACCTGTCACCGCTAATGACTTTGCTTTGACCGTATCAGCGTTGACTAAATTAAGGTCACTCGTACCTGTCACCGCTAATGACTTTGCTTTGAGATTATCGTTATCCGCCGATTCACTTTTTTTATATAGATACTCAAGATCATTTGCGACGTAATCTAAAATACCGTCATTCCCCTTCGTGCAAAACGGCGTGTTTTTCCCGAAAGCTCCAGGTTGTATGATGTTGTCATTCTCATCTCTTATTTCCGGATGTTGAAATGTCTGCGGTTTCATTCGGATACCTCGGCTTTTTTAATCTCCAGCGTGACCGTATCTCCGTAGTTCAATTCATCGGTTTCTTCTTGTGACGTTGTCTGTATCGTCAGCATTTCTCCAGTTTGCGGATTGTGAAAGCTGAACGTCGTTAAAACTCCGTCGTTCTGCGGATACGACACTTTGCCGTTTACAATGTAGTTTCTTTTCATGATTTCTCTCCTTTTTAAATAACAACATTTCCAATTAACCAGCCAAAATTATAGTAACAATGAAATATTAAGTGCCATCCCCAAGGTGGGTCGTCACCGGCTGGCATATAAACAGTTCGTGTCTCCAGCATTCCGACAGAAATACTATTTTCATCAACAGTAAATCTTGGATATCTATCGTATTCAATCCCCTTTGCTCCTACTTTATGATTTTCGTATATTTTCGTGACGTGGTCCGTGCCGAGTGTAAATGCGATAGTTGTACCGTCCATTTGCACCGTTTCACTCTTTTCGCTTCCACACCCTAAAACGTTAAGATACCTTTTCGCGGAACTGTACACGACCTTTCCGTCCGCATTGCAAATTTCCAGTCCGGTACCGTGTTCCGTCGAAGAGTCGGCACCGAATCCAAATAAGTAGACGTGTGCCGTATTTGCAATATCGTCTCGTTTTACCGGTAATATGCCATGATTTCCCATTCCGCTGTGATTGTCATAAAACTCTACCCCGCCGATGTTAGCGGAAAATCCAAAACGATTTACACCGTTCAATCCATTCAAGCTAATTCCGACCAAGGTGGCTTTAGGGTTGCTACGCAACAAAGAATACGAACCATGATTTTGAGAGAGGTGGTTTGGGTAAAACGTACAATCTGATAATGGGAAATGGTCTAACAATTCTATGTTTTTAAAATTGCTATCAATAACAATAGCTCCGTCAGGATTTAATATTTCAAAGAATTTCATATCAGTAAACTCCAAAATAAAAAGTCAATGGTTCTCCTACATCTTTCCACATGATTTTTTTACCATCGTCAACAATACGTAATAATGGTAAAATCTCTTCCGTGTCGCTTGTTGACGGAGTAATGATAAAGTACCAGAATTTGTTATTCGGCGCACCGTAGTCTGCTACATTGATTTCTCCTGTTCCGGTAACGGTTTTCTTCTCTATTATTTTTGCAAATCGCTTCGTTAAATCAGCAATAACATCACCGTTACTATTAAAAACTTGTAATCCGTGCGCCATCTACCACACCCCCAGACGTACATATCGCTTATTATCGGCTCCGTATGCTTCAATCAAATTATCTTTAATTTCCATTCTTGCCCCGCTTGTCTTCGTTCTTAGCAGTCCGATATTTGCTGTAATTGCCGATAGCGATGTAACTGCCAACTTATCCGCCGTGATTGCTTTTGCCGCAAGCATACGGCTCACAATAACGTTATTGTCAAAAACGGTCTGCCCTGTTACGTGGAGATACTTTCCGTCTATTGTCGTCGTGGTCGGCGACACGTTAATCTGATTAATGACATCTCCTTTTTGTACTCGTAGATTAATAGCGTCTGTCATTTGAGCTATGGCGCTGTAATTGGCTTTTGCGAGCATGAGATTTCCGAGGTTAGAGACGATCGTTGTGACGTCTTGTTTTGCGATAGCGCCGTCATTGAGTTTCTGCTTGATTAGCTTATCGACTTTTTCAAGACTGATTGCTTCGTCTTCAAGCATGTCTTTAGATATTGAGATTTTGACGACCACACGGTTTTCTCCGGATTTTTCACCTTCCCCGAATAGATCATAGTAAGCGATGGAGACATCATAGATACCCGCACCGCAAGTATGACTATAGCTGTTGTTTTCTGTCTTGATTGTCTTCTGCCCGTCGGTACCGCTAATATAAATGTTCATCCCGGCACAGTCTTTCGGGATCGCTTCAGCTGTCAGTCCGAAACCGCCGATTGTACTCGTAAGCACAGGCGGGTTAGGTTTCTTCGGTATCGGCTTGTTATACTGCAGTATTGCTGGCGTTGAGTATTTGCCGATTGCGGACTTAGCATATAGATACAGTTTCCCGCTCCGTTCAGTTAGCGGCAGTATAGCGGACAGGTTATTTGTCCGCGCTAACAGTCCTGCTGTTTCAGCGCCTGCATTATCGTCCGTCCGGATCTCGTAAAATGCAACGTCGGTATTCGTGACTTCTTTCCAGCTTGCAGTGCAAACTGTGCCGAAATCTATTCCGAATCCATCGGGCGTGTTCGGGATTTCTGTTTTAAGCGCAACAAGAATTTTCAGCTGCGGAGATGTGTCCGGACTTGTTGATTCACCCCACTCGTCTTTCGTACAAACAGCAATTAAATAGGTGTCGCCGACAATTGCCTGCGGTATGACGACCTGATCTTTTCCGCTGCCGCCGAATGTCCATTCCCCATCGAATCCGAGTTCAGAGCCTTTGGTGCCTTCTTTGATAACGAGATCTTTTGCCTGTGCGTTACTTGTCTTGTACCATACGTCGCCCTGCAGGTAGCTCTGAAGTTCGGGCGGCGTCCAGTTTACGACGATATCATAACGAGACACACCGTCCGCGAGCTGTCTGTATCGGTTATATGCGGTTAAATTCGTAACTGGCGGGATGTAGTACGGAACCAACTTGTACTCGTACGCTCTAACTTCGGACAGGTCTTGATTGCCTGCGCCGAAGATGTTGTATGAGCAGAATTTCAAATAGATTTTCTTGCCGATGTCGTCTTTCGCGAAAGGTACTTTAAAAACGGAATTATCCAGCCTGACAAAATCTGTATCTTTTGCGTGCAATCGAACTTCTGTATTACACTGCCCGCGGATTAATCCTGACAATAACCACGATCCGCTTGCTTGCAGCGTAGCGGTCGTGTAGCTCATACATTCCCCGTCTATCCAGCACAACGTGTTCTTGCGCTGCGCGTCCTGCAGAGTACCGCTAAGTAACTGATCATTACATGTTACTATTGCTTGATTGCCGCTCGGATGGTTCGGCATCGGTGACAGCGGCTGTGTTAATTTGCCGCAACGCGCAGATCCTGCAATTTGCCCGACTGTTCGAAAGTTTGTGTTGTCGTCGGAGACGTACACGGTACATCCGCCCCAGCCCTCAGTTTTACCTTTAGCAGCAATCCAGAGCTCCAGTCCGTCTGCGGTAAGATCCGCAGGCGGCTGAAAAATAACCGGAATGGTGTCCGGGGCCGCCTTGTTATAATCGATGTACGGACGATCATTAGCATGTATATTGTATTTTGCGGCAGAATAGTCTCCCTGCGCTCTTGAAAGCGCGGTTACAGTTAAGCATCCATCTGTTCCCTCGGTTATTCCGCTTACCACTGCTACCTGTTCAAATATCCCTGAATTTTCATCGGTTAGTCGAACTAAATCGCCGACTTCTAATTGACAGAAGCTCCAGTCTAATTTAAATGTATACTGCGTTCTTTCGTACTTGTTGTTTCTTGCTAATTGTTCGGCAATTTTAACTGCCCGTTCTTTCGTGTAGACATAATGAGCATTCGTTACGCTGGCAGCTCTTACGCCGTAGTTCTTGATGTCTTCTGTAAATTCATAGCTGACTGATTCTTTTTCGTAGCCGTTCGCGCGGTTGATAAACTCTATTGGGAACTGATTGTATATCGCGGAGCTGTCTTTTCGCTTATACGTTATAAGAGCCCCGCCGGACTGCGGCAGGAAATCATCCGCTGTCAGGTCTGTTATACCTGTTTTATCCGGTGCCCAGCTGCCAACTGGCCTATCTGCCAGCGGTACGATCTTTAGTTTGTCATTTGACCAGAAAACATACGCATTAGTTAGTTTTGCGATTTCGTTTACAACTTCCCGGGCGGCTTTCGCGTCTTCATCCGGCGGTGATGAAATTAAAAGGTCTGCTTCTTTACAGTACTTCCGGTAGTTGTCCAGCCCAATAATCTGTATGTCCTTTTTACCGATTTTGTCAAGTACGTATCTGATATAGTCTGCCGGATTGACATCGACACCATCTCCGGTCTCTAATAGCCTGCCTTTGACCTCAAAATTGTACGACGGCATTGATCCCGAATCACCTAAATCAATGACACCCGCCATGTAGGCTAATCCAGGATACGGTAAGGCTTTTTCCGGGTGCTTTCCCTGTGTGTATGCCCAGGGCTGTTGATTTTCTTTCCCGTCGAACAGTGTCAGCTGAATGTCATCTGCCGGATAGTTATGTACATTTTTACCGATCCACACTTTACCGATTCCGAAAATAGGACCCTCGCAAAGTCCCAAAATGACCGCTACCGTGTAGGTATAAGTAATGCTGACTTGCTTAGATTTGCCGCCTTTCCCCGCTTTGTGCGTTTCGCGGTGCTCGTGGGCGGTGAAATCGTCATAATAGATCACATTTCCCGCGGTGCGCACAGTGCCGATAATTTCAGGTACGACAGCGCCGTATTCCGCGGTGTTGACCGTAAATTCACTTATCTTATTTGCCCGTGTTGTCGTTGTTCTTCCGCGAAAAAAGCTCATCGTCTCACCTTCTTTTTGTTAAATCGGTATATGCCGCGCAAGCGGCTCCTGCCTTTTGCGTCGAAAAACATCACGTCGGAAAGGTCTGTCATGACCACGCCGCGGTCGATGTAAGCGTGAATAACCCGTCCTTTGCCGACATAGATAGCGCCGTGGGAAATGCACCGTCCGAATTGATACAGCAGAAAATCCCCAGGCTGCATGGTCTCTACTTCGTCGCAATATTTCTGTACATAACTCAAAAACCATTCTTCGCTGTGATGCAAGTGCCATTCATTAGAGTACGGTTCAATCTGGACACTGTCTTTTTTCAGCAGTTCAGCGTCTTCTACGCAGCCGATTAGGAGCATGCCGCAGTCTACACCGCGACCTTTTATTTTAGCGCCGTTGATGTGCGGCGTCCCCAGCCATGCTGCAGCAGCTTTCGCTATTTTTTCGCCGTCTGTCATATGAGCACCTCTCTTCGCGGCACGAACGGAGCAATCAACGTCGCGGCGTCGGTTTCTTTGCTGTAAATAACACCGTCTTCATTCGTCGTGTAACTTCCCTGCGGATAGTACCTGCGGACAGGGAACTCCATATTGAGACCTTGTGTTTCAGCTTTGACGGACAATTCAATTTTTATGCCGCCTGCTGATTTGACTTCTACATTTCCACCGAACAGGTCGATTGCGCCTACGACAGATTGATCGCGGAAGAAGCAGCGGCGGAGATACAGCTTAGCTCTATCAAGCACCCCGCTGTGCGCCGCCTGCAAAAACGGCAGTCCTTCCAGTTTGTCATTGATATCCGCCTGGACGGTGACGGTCATTGTATCAACTACGACACGATCATGAATCTTGACTTGCTGTCGCTTAATCAACAATGCGTTATGTAAGTACGTATGCCCGCCAAAAGATATGTCTATATCGGTATCGGCATAGTAATACTTATTGCCGTTGTCTAAGACAAGCTCGTATAGATCGCAAGAAGTAATCTTCTTTTCTGTCTCAAGATAAGTCTCAAGAGATTTATTCACTGTTTTCATCGGACTACCTCCAACTTAAATGTTTTAGACTTGTTGATGTTAAGATACTGCCGTTCAATATCTATTCCGTCGTCTGCAAACATAACTTTCCAGTAATATGTATAGTCCGCTGTAACTTTTGCCGTACTTACCGGTGCAGTTTTGAGTTTCACCGTCCCGCCGGTAACTGTGTATGCACTGCTTGCTTGTTTCACGCCGTCAATATATACAGTTACTTTTTCAATGTACTCTACCGGCTCTACATAGTCGCCCATCTTCATAACGGCTTGATATGTTCCGTTCGTGATCAGCGGCAGCTGTATTCCTTTTTCTTCATAGTCTTCCGGATCAAGCCACAAAAAAGGGATATGCGCGCCTTTTAACAGCGCTACAAATCCCAATAGCTTTCTATATTGTTCATCTGTCAATATCTGGAATTTCGTTTCTATCGTCCAGTTCGGCAATAGCTGTGTTGTAAGCGTACGTACTTTACCGCTTCCCGATTTTTGTACTTTTGTATTCCAATCCATTGATTTTATACTTTCCCAAGCCAATCCGTTAAGATCCTCCGGGAATTTCCTAAGTATCATCAGAACACCCCGCTATTTCCTGCAAAATTCAAATCTTCTTCAAAAAATGCTTTCCGAATTTCGTCTACGGCGCCATTACGTAAGAAATCCGCAAACGACGCGGCATCAAGAGTATTGATATCCAAATGTACTGATCTGTTTCCGCCTTTCGTGATCGTTGTTGACTCTATATTCCGGATGTCTGCAGTCTTTACCGCTCCGCCTTTTGCAAAGCGCGGCATACGTCCTGAATTGATTGCATTAAGCAGCGGTAATCCTACTTTTCTGACAGCGTCAGCATTGAGAACGTACTCACCATTAGACAGCCAAGCTGGAATGCTGTCTGATGTAGCCGTCCCCGGACCGCTGATAGGTCCGCCGGTCGCAAATCCAAACATGCCAAATCCGAACCCCGACTTTGCAGACATAAGCTGCAGTGCTACAGTAGCCGCACCGACTGCTGTAGTGAATGCTGCCAAAGCGCCTGTAGCAGTAACGGTTGCTCCGACTTCTGTCGGCTTTGTGCCTGTATTAATAGCGTTTTGGATGACATTGTATGCGCCCATGACCATTCCGCCTTTTTGTGTGCTGCCGGAGAAAAGTCCCAGTGCTACATTAGACGCGCTTAGGTTGTTTTTGAACGCATCAAACATTGTATTCATACCATTGTCATATGTTCCGCCATTACTATTATTATTATTTCCTCCACCGAGCAGGCTGCCGCCGAATAGAGATTCTGTCAACCGTCCCGCCCACTGTTGCGTAATCTGCTGTAGTATTGTCTCTCCGATTCCCGTTATGAGATTGTACAGCGAGTCTCCAAGTGTTTCGGATCCTGTCAAAATGTTTTGGAAAAATTCTTGGAATTTATCAGTTGAGCTCTCCGCGAGTTCTGCAATTTGCGACTGCATAGACTCGTGCCCGGTCTTCCAGATACTCAGATACGTTTCGAGGGCTTCTGTCTGTCCTTTCCAGTTCATATAATCTTGTCCGTCGCGGCTGCTCGTTAATGCCCTAAGCAGATCTGAACGATGGTTATCTATTGCGTATTTTGCTTGTTTTTCAAATGACTCTCTATATGCATCTGTACGTTTCTTTGCGGCCTCGACGGTCTTAGCAGTGTACCATTCTTCGACAGCCACCATCGCTTCTTTATCTTCTTTGTTTTTAGAGACTTCTTTTAAACGTTCCGTTCTTTCTTTGTTGAGCGCATTAACTGTAGCCTCATACTCAGCATCGGCAAGTGCTTTAAAGTCTCCAGTGAGCTCTGCACCTATTTGTTTCGTTTCGGTCTTGATTTTGTTCCAGCTTTCTGTCCACGTGTCGGTCAGCTTCTGTTTCATGACCGTTCCGTATGTACTGAGCTGTTTTTGCAGTTGTTCTACCGCGTCTTTCGGAATACCGGCATTAGATAACTTGTTAATCTCTTCCTGCTTCTGTCTGATGTCTTCCGCCAGTTTGTTCATACCTGACATGTAGGCACCTTCGGTTTCGCTGTCTATAGATTCCTGCATCGTTGAAAACAGCCGAATTGCCTCTTCTTTCGCCTGATTTAACCGTCTCAACGCCTCGTTGGCTTTTTTACCGATTTCATCAGTTGTAAGCGTTACTGTTTTACCTCCGGTGTACTCACCTATCGACCCGTAACCGAGCGGATTACCGAACCATTGATTTGCTTCCGACATGCTGCCTCGATGCACTCCGCCGGTCGAGTTTCTCGCTATATACTCACCGTTCCCCGCATAAATTCCGACATGGTCTTTCCAATCTATCATGTCGCCTTCTTGTGGCACGTATCCTGTTCCGGCGGTGTGATAAGCCGTACCGAACTGATTTACAAGCTGATTCCCGTTAATTGAGTTCAACCCTTGTATGCCTGCCTCTTGATATAGTGCAGAGACAAAAGCGGCGCATTGCACACGGGCATCTTCGACAAGCGGTGACATCCATTGTTCCCCTTCAGGATGCCTCGATGCTATATTTACGACTTCTTGACCTATTGGCGCTTCTACTTGATACGTTTTTGCTTCCTTAATCGCCTTTGTATTATCTTTTGTTGCAGATGTTCCCGACTCAAAAGCGGCTTTTAACGCATCAATTTGTGAATTTATGGCCCCTTTGTCAATGCTCGTTCCGTCACCATATTTTTCGTGTAGTTTTTTAGAGTTCTCGTTAGCGGCAGCATACTTCTTGTTCCATGCCGCTTTGGCTTCATCATTTTCTTCCTGACTATAAACATTCATCCGTGTTCCGTTTTCTTTGACACGGATCATTGTATTGTCTTTTTCGCTGTAGTAGTAATCTTTACCGTTTACATTGACATACTGAGCATTTTCGGCTTCTCTTTTTTCTTCCTGATGGAATTCATACAGCTTATACGTTGCGGCTACAATAGCAGCAGCCACACCCAACCATCCTCCAGCCAGTGCCCATACCGCACTTGCCGCCTGACGCAACGGACCGAGTGACCCTCTCGCTGCTGTGCTCATTCTGATACCAGTATCTACAGCGGCTTTTCCGGTCTGTTGTGTAGCAACGGTAACCACGGTCTGTTCCGCCGCCAGCATATTGCTCGACGCACTGGCCGCCGTATTAGCCGCAACCATCTTCCCTGCCGCGGCTTTATGCGCACTGGCTGCTGTATTCGCCGCGCTTGCTTGCACCGCTGCGGACTGCCGGGCCTGCATATTGATTTCCTGATAGGCCGCTGTCATGCGGGCGGCTTCCACCCTTGCGGTTTCGGCCGCTTTAGCTTCTCGCATGACACAGTATTTTGAATAACTTGCTTCTTTTTCAGCGTCTGTCATCTGCGCTGTATTAAGTGTCTTCAAATATGCTTTTTCTTCTGCTATTGCCGCTTTTTCAATATTTTTTATCCGGCGTGCAATGCTTTTTTCCTGCTGTACAGTTAGCGCATCTTCTGAAACGTCTCCGGTTCCAATCGACGCAAGCGACCCCATCGCTGCTCTTGCTTTTTGCAATGCCTGCAGTGTCTTATACGCCACCGTAAAAGCTACCAGTGTCTTAGTCAGCGACAGTAGATTTTCTTTGTTTTCCGCTATATATTTAGCAGTTGATGACAAACCCTCTAAAATCGGCGGCAATACTTCTTTCGCTACCGGCGCAAGTATAGCCCCACCTGCAATAGCAAGCTGTCCGAGCTGTGCCTGCACTACATCAAGCTCTACGCTTATTTCATGCATCTGCTTTGCGTCAAGTCCTAAGCCCTTGATTTTTGCCGCATTTTCTGATGCTTCATTATAGTTTTGCAGGGTTTTAACAAGCGTCAGACCACGGGCGCCCAGTGTATTCATGATAAATTCCTGAGCATATCCCGCCTGTGACGCTTTTTGATAACCTGCCGCCAGTTGCGCGAGCTGGTCGTTAAGCGGCAACAGTTTACCATTCTGATCTGTCAGAGTAACACCTACGGCACTCAAGACGGCTCTTGTTTTTTCTGCCGCCTCTCCGCTGCCTTTGATTGTTGAGTCGAGACGCATAAATGCTTTCCCTGCAAGTTCGCTGTCACCGCCGGTTAGCTTGAGTATTCTTGAGAATTTAGCAGCTTCAGCGTTAGTTATTTGCAGCCTTTGTGCGAGTTCGTATGTTCTGTTTCCCGCCTCAACGGCTCCTTTTATCAGGTTCGTCAGTCCGAATCCCGATGCGGCCAGTGCCGCCATTCCGCCGAACTTACCAATTAGCGTTTCAAGACTTCCCGTGGTTCCTTCCAGTGCAGACTGCATGTCTCTTACTGGATTAACTTTAAACGCTGTCTTGACAGTCCCCGGTACTTTATTTAATTCTTTTTGCAGTCCTGACGAATCCGCGCCAATCTTAAGCTGTAAATCAGAAATAGTAGACATTTATGCACCTCCCTCCAAATTGAATACTTTTTTCAAATATTCCATTTCTTTTTTTGCATTTTTCACTTTATCTTCTTCCGTAATCCACAACGGGTCCGCAATTTCATTCGGTTCTATCGGCTTTTTCAGCTGCGGGGACATTAGCCATGAAATGAAGTACGCCACGCGGTAATCCTGCAAGCGTCGACGTTCGTCACTCGCTTCAAGATATCTATAGAATTCAAGCGGCGTTAACCGCGGAAATTCAGACGGTTTGAAACCGATGCGGTATGCTATCGGTTCTGCATACCGCATCCAGTCTTCAAATGTCTTTATCGGCGATTCTTCTTTTTCATCGGCGCCTCTTTTTTCGGCGTCCCCTGTGTAAAAAGTCCGGATTCAACCACCGCATCTACGATGTATTTTGCGAGTTCTCCGATGTTTCCGCCATTTTCACAGTACATATCCACGAAATCATAAGCATCGAAATTCTTCGGCTGGTTTAAAAGTCCGGCCCGCAAGCCGGAAATGATAAAGTGTATTGTAGCACTCTGTACCATTCCGACTGCACCGTTAACAAGCACGGAACTTATAACTGAAAAGAGAGACGTTCCGAGATACTGCTCAAATCTCTCAAGGCTTCTTACTGTATATAGCAGCTGATACCTTGACTCTCCTATTTTGATTTCTACCGATTTACGCATAATTAGCCTCCAGTAACATCATCTGCGGCAATTTCAGAAATCGGTCCTTTTCCGTTTAACGTGGCAGCAACGGTAGCCACCCCGTCGTGGGATACGTCCTTTGTAAAATCGGAAATGGTAACCCATCCGGTCTGGCATGTCTTATCCGGATATGCGATTTTTACATGAATCGGTATGTCGTGATGGAATGCGTATTCCATAATTGACAGTGCCGCGTCATCCATTACAAGCAAGCCTGTATAGCTGATACTCCAGGATTTCGGACCCGCGAGCGTTTCTCCCCACCCGCCGGAAGTCTTATGAGATCCATCAATAGAATCTGCTTTGTATTCTACGGGGGAGTTTCTCTGTCCTCCGACAAGTACCCATGTCGGCTTTTTCCCCGTAGTTGTTGCCTTGTCTATATACAGCAAGGTGTCTTTTCCCGCTGTAGCCATAGATGTCCCCTCATATATTGGGAGTTTTTTAAGTTCTTCTGCTGATAATTTAGCCATTTTTATACCTCTTTCTTGTTAAAATTCTGAATAGTAAATAATATTGTTACTGTGCCGTGATAGCCTGTTGATACCTCCGGAAAGTCCTCTACCAGATCAATTTGTGTACTATTAATCCGATATTGAGGCAGCTCCATATCGCATCCGTAAGCAGATATCAGCGCACATATATCGTTTAGCGTTTCATTGACTTGTTTTTTTCCATCCTCTCCTGCCCATACTTCTACATTCAAGGATGCGTCCCAAATAATCAGATCTTTATTTGACAGTGGTTTGAACGTAGCCGCACCTAAGGTGATATAAGGAAGTTTTGCACCTTTGGGAACTGAGCCGTGAATCGGTATCGTTTGACCTTCTTTCAGCAATTTAAAAACCGCCATTCTGAGAACGGTTGACGGTACGTCTCTGATAAGTCTCATTGAAATATTTTCTCCATTTCGTTTTCAATCTTGCCCCGCTCCTGCATCATTGCCGGCCGCATAAACGGACGCTTCGGCATCTTCCCTGTGCGAATAACTCCACTTACGAATTTATCATTTATTCGCATTGCTTTTTTGCCTTTGCGCGGATCGTTTGATGCTATACGTTCAACTGTCCCGAATTCTACGAGATGCGAATGCGGGGCGTCGCTCTTCACTATTCCCTGCGGCTTTTCTCGTTCCATTTCGGAATGGATTCCTGCTTTCAGGCTTCCGGTAGGCCCCATCGGCGCTTTTATAATAGCCGCTTTCATAACTGCTATCGTTCCTTTCGCAATGACATTTCTGATTTTCCCTTGCGTTTCCTTATCGTAGCGTTTGATGTCGTTAGCCGCTTTTTTGACTACCTCTCCTGAAAACATCTTGATATCGATTCCGCGCCTGCTCATGTTTCTACCGCCTCTGTTGTTAATACGTAAACGGCAGGATCCGAACGATCTACGTCTATTACCTTATACGTCCGTCCGTTTTCTTCAACATGCCATCCTTTTTCGATTTCTCGCGGTCGTATTCTTATTCCCTGCGTTATTAAGACAGCCGTGCCGTCTCCCATAATCGCGCTTGGGGTAATACGTTGTTTCAAGAATTCCGCCCACACGGATCCGACATCTTTCCATTCGATAACAGAGCCAAATCCTACGTCTTCGCCGATAACAGGCTTTTTAATCGCTATCCTGTGTCGCATCTTCCCGATATTCATACTTTATTCTCCAGTTTTCTTTGTGCGCCTGACGGTCCTTCTCGTTGTCTTCGGTTTTTCCTTTGGAGTTTCCTCCGGCTCTTCATCTTCCTGCTCTATGTCTTCATTCTGATTGTCCGCCGGATCGTCTTCCTTGTCTTCATCCCGTTCAAGTACTTCTACATATCCGCCGGAAACATAAGCAGCTAACTCTTCCGCTGTTCCGTCGTACGTTTCTTCGACATCAATAATTATTCCGTTTATGATAATTTTCTCTAACGCTTTTATCAACATGCTATTCACCTCTCGTTTCTAATTGCAGCAACTGTGCGGTAATTGTAAACGGCAATTCTGCCCCTTGACCTACTGCGTTTCTGTTTTCATACCAGTACCCTACGATCATATGCATACAAAGAATAGACTGGGCGTCAGTCTCTTTGACTTCGACGCCCGTCCCTTGCAAAATAAATGTTTTAGCTGTATCGATGAGTGTCCGGATGACCTCGTCTTCTTGGTTCCCGTCAACCCGCAGATACGCTTTAACGCCATCCAGAATGCTCATAATACCTCCTTATGTAAGCGTCAGCTCGCCGTATACTGCTGCGGCACTGTCGAACGCTTTAACGTCAAGCCTTGTAATTGCCTTGATATCGTAAGAATCACGAATAAATGAATTCCCGCCGATGCCAGTACCTTCAAGAGTAATAAGCTGCCGGTCAAAGAGCACAATAGCATCCGCCAAAGACCCGACAATAATCGGCGCCGCTTTTTTCGGGGATGTCGCGCTCGGCAGGTACTTGTTGCTGACAACTGTAACCGGATGAGCAAACAGCAATTTCTGCGTAGGATTGAGCGGATTCGGCTGAAGCAGGTAGCGCCCTTCTGAGTCTTTCAATTTATCTAAGAGATTGAAACCGTCCTGATTTGTGACAATGCTGGCTGTCAGAGAAATCGCCGGGTCAAGATCCACGTTCAGAATGTCTTTCAAGCTGTCTACATTAGCAACAGGTTTTTTTGCCAGTGTCTTCATAATTGCGATGATCAGGCTGTTTCTTGTGACTACATCTTTTTTTGCAAACCATGCGCTCACGTAAGAGATGAGATTCTGGTCTGTATCGGACAGCATTTCTTTTGAAATCGGAAGAATGCCTGCATATTTTTTGATCGCATATGCGATTTTTTCGAATTTCGGACCGTCGATTTCTTTGATGGTTGCCATTTCGTCAACGCTTTCAAGCGGCGTCATTTCTGCCCATTTTTCCATAACACGGGATCCAGTCATGGTAGTCGTAGGTGTAATCGTAACAAGCTGGTCCAACGGATTCAGCGCTCTTTTGAGTTCATTAATTTTAGTTGAGATGTCCTGTGGAACGATAAGCCCGCCGTCGGCATCAACACCTGCTTTCATGCCTGCTCTGGCTTCTTTCAGTACTTCCGCTTCCGCATCTGTCGGCATCTGGCGCTTAATCTCTTTCACAAGTCCGCTGAACATAAGATCTCTTTTTTCTTCGTCAGTGATTTCTGCCGCACGTGCCGCAGGTGGAACTGCCGCCGGAACATCTGCCAGCGTCTGTTCAATCTCCAGCTGCCGCTTAAGTTCTCTCAGTTCAGCTGTTTTACTTTCCGCTTCGTCAAGTTTTTTATCTGCCATTAACGTACGGATCTCTTCTGTTACTTTTGCCATTTTCTGGCGCAATTCTCTTTCTTTTTCTGTCATTTCTTCTTCCTCCACTTAAAAAGCCGCCGTTCGGCGGCAATTATTGATTTAACAATTCCAGCTCTATATCGAGCTTCCTTTTTCTGATGTTTTCCTGCTCTTCTTTTAAAGAATTAACATACGCTTCTTTCGATTCCTGCATCGACCGCTGTACGGCCTGCGCTTCGGTGTCCGGGTATGCCGGTGTTGTGACGATTGACACATCCCATAGCCTTTCGATATGCTTGACTGCCCGATGGTACATGTCTTTCTCACTTTCATATGCCCAGTCTGCGCCGCTTTCCGCCAGTGTAAATGCGAAAGAACACTGATTGACAACGCCGGCTGCCATATTCGTCATTAGGTCTTTAGCATATGCCGTATCCGTCGGAATCAAACTAAACCTCAAACCTGTATCGTCTACCGACAGACTTAGATGCCCGGGTCCCTCGCGGACGGTATTTCTCGCCAGCGGATAGTTCGGATCGTGATTAATCAGCGCTACAACGTTAGACATGTCCGTTTTATCAAGACACCCGCGCTCTAAGATTTCATCAACGCCGCCGAAGTCTTCTGACCGTTTCCCAAACTTGAGAGCATACCCCTCCAAGATGATAGTTTTACCATCTTCCAGCGTCCTAATCTCAAACTGCGTCTGATTGATTCTTCTTTCCCTTTTCCCCATTATCCTCACCTCCTTTCAGTGTTCCGTTCTTCGCTTTTGCCAGCTGTAAATCTTTCAGAACGGTAATATCTGTATAATTCAGCGATGCAAGATGGATATCCCCTACATCGCCTATACATTCCATTTCTTCCATGTCTCGGATCTCATTAAGCGTATAAATACCGGCATAGAGCATGTCTTTATAATATTCAGCCCTTGCTTTGCTGTCGCCTCTGAGTTCCGCAGCAGCATTGAATTTCACATAATAGTTTTCTCTTTCCGGTTCGGTAAATAATTTATAATTAATTTCCTGCTCCCATGACGTAAATATCGGAAGAAGAGTGGTTTTAATATAATCAAGGCTCATTGCTTCGGCGTTAGCATACGTCGCACGGTCTAGTTGTGCTAATTTATGCGGCGGTATTCTGTACACCTTTGCGACTTCGTTAATCCCGAATTTCTGTGTTTCAATGAACTGCGCTTGGTCCAGCTGCATGCCCAGTGACTTATACTCCATCCCCAGGTCAAGAACAGCTACTCGTCCGGCATTATCTATGCCGCCGTTGATTTTCTCCCATTCCTGCCGAAGTTTTTTCTTAGCTTCCGGATTGATTTTCGATGCCGCCTGCAGTACGCCGTGTGTCAGTGTTCCATTCTTGTAGAACTGACTCTGAAATTTCTTGATTGCGTTCTGACTGTCCAGCTCATCAATCAATGTCCGCCATTTCGGCACACCGATAAGTCCATCTTTTGACATTTCATAAAAGTGCAGGACATCATGCGGCTGCAGATGATACATCGCCCCTTTGGCATCACTTGTCGTATACGTCAGCGCTCCAGTGACCACGTTTAACCTGATTGTCGTTTTCGTCGGGTCAAGCGGCCATAACGATTTCGGATAGCCGTCAGTCCCCCATTCAATATACGCAATGGCATTTCCATAAAACCCCATATGGTATTGCAGCGTTCGCTTAAACGCAAGCGGTGTCATGAGCGGGTTTGGCCGTTTATACAGCAGCTTAGCGACGGGGTGTTTCATTCCCTCTTTTTTTTTCCCGCCGGTCCTGAACGTGTGGATCGGCAGTTTACCGATATCGTCGGCTAAAATATTGACGCATGTATAAATGTTGCTGTTTTTGCTTGCCGTTGCTGCTGTTACGCCGTCGCCGTTAATGGCGGATATGAGCCAGTCTGCGGGACTAAGCAGCGTGCCGGAGTCCGTCGGGTTTGAAAAAAGCTGTCTTAAAAGCATTATTTACCACCGCCTCTCTGCGCTTTTGCAAAGATAAACGCCAAAATCAGGCACTCTATAGCCGCGGTATATACCGCGACCACGGGAGATATCAATACTCCGCCGGCAATCATCAGAATGCACCCGACGAACAGGAAAATGTCATCAATCACATATAATATCTTTTTCACATGTCCTCCTTATAAGCTGAAATCGTCACTCAAAATATAATCACTCATATCGTCTTCTTCTGTAATCCGCGCACGTGTAAACGCATTGATTACAGATGCTATCGGGTCAATTCTGTTTGTTGATTTTTCTTTGTCAAGCATGATATTTTCGTTCTGGTCTTTTTTAGTGACCGCGTTGCTGATTGCCCAATCAAGCAACGGATTTTCAAAGTGCAGTATGTTTCCTTGATACACATTTTCTCTAAATGATTTTGTCGGTTCGGATAAAGTCATCATACCCTGCCTGACTTCGACACACGTATATTCCATTTTTTCAAGTTCCTGCGCATAATAAGTCGCATTATACGGGTCATAGCAGATTTCTTTTATGTTCAACCCCAATTCTTCCGCTGTTTCAATCATCCACTTTGTCATGTAGCGATAATCGACTACCTCTCCCGGATTGACCGTCAGCCAGCCGCCGCGAGCATAGTAATCATATGGAACTCTGTCTGTTTTTATTTTTCGCTGCAGCGTTTCTTCCGGAATAAAGCTGTGGCCGATGACGATATACTTCGTCCCGTCATCCTCTTTGACCGGAATAACCAGTCCGATCGACGTCAAATCGACTTTGCTTGATAAGTCCATGCCGACATATGTGTCCAGTCCGTATAAATCGTAGCTTTCTATCCGCCCCCGAGTGTTCCATTTCCCCATATCCATATAAGATGCCCCGGATTGCTGATTCCAGATGTTCATGTTTTTCGTGAGAAATGATGACATTTTTTCTGGTGTCTCAACTGCCACTTTCAGTGCGCTCCTTATATTTGCAATGCCCTCTGGATACGTCGCCACGATCGGGTTTGCTTTTATCCAGCATTTTTCGTTTTTAACATCATCGATCAAGTTCCCCTCTTTATCTTTATCCAGTTCATTGACCATACAGAAATAATCCGGTACGTCATAATCAATGTCCGGATTGAGGATCTTTTCTACCAGTGGATATTCTACTCTGTAACACGGTCCTCCGAAGTTTGTCCCTGCGGTGGTGATGATAAACAATAAAGGCTGTTTTCTCGCCATCATGCCTGTGTCGATGACATCCAGTATCTCAGATGTCGGGTGTGCGTGATACTCGTCAATCAGACCGCACTGCGGATTTAGACCATCCCCGGTCTTCCCGTCATCTTTTGACAGCGCCCGAATGATAGAGTCACTTTTTAAGTGTCGAATGGTACCATAGCTTTCTTTCCACTTTCCTTTCATTTCCGGCCATCGCCTAAGCATCGCTAAAATTTCATTGTAGATGATTTTAGACTGGATACTTTTCGTCGCTCCGATGTAGACTTCTGACATCGGCTCTCCCATGGCCATCATTTCATAGTCGCCGACTATGGCGAGTGATTGTGATTTCGCATTTTTTCTCCCTACTTGCCAGTACGCTTTTTTAAAACGCCGGAGTCCCGTATCTTTGTTGACCCATCCGTATATGTTTCCGAAAATGAACCGCCGGATAGGTTCAAAAATAATGGGCTGCCCAGCTAAAATCCCTTTTGTGTGTTTATGCATGGCTGCCCATGCGAAGAATCGCTCCGCTCTTTCTTCATCAAAGACATACGGAAAATCTTTTGTCCCCGCCTTTTTTACATCCCGCAAAAAACGCATACACGCCCAGCGATGCTTCTGGCATATATGCGTTTTGTCTTTTATGCATTTCCTGCTGTACCTGATAAGCTCTTGTTTCAGCGTCATACATCAAAACCCCTTTTACTTAGCGGGTCTTCTTCTTTCTTTTCAGGTTCTTTCGGTACATTTTTTACTTTCGCAAGCGGTGACAAGAATAATCTATCTTCCATCTGTACAAGCGCCGCCATTTTCGCATTGATAGCTTTGTCCATTGCCATGATGCCGCCGGTAGATAAAATGTACTCTATCTTCTCGTAGAGCTTTGCGGCTTTTCGTTGACTGTATTCTGCTTCAAGAATTTCTTGTGTTGCAGTTGTTTCTTCACCGGTTAATTCTATTCGGGCGATCATGTCTCGGCGTTCTATTAAATCTATATACTGCGCAAACGCCATGCAGTATCTCGCAATCACTCCGATGTCCGCCGATGAAACAAATCTGAAACCGGTGTAAAGTTTCTTGATTTCTTTCCATTTTTTATACGCTTCTTTGTTCGTTTTTACATAAGCCGGGCATACTAATTTCTGCTCGCCCAGATGTATTTCTGATTTTTTTCTGTGTTCAATTTCAGCCTTTGTCAGGTGACTCGGATTGCCTGAAACTATATGTAAATCAATAGGTTTTGCCGGACGCCCAGCCATGTTATCCCTCCTTTCTTTTTAATGTTGCTATTTGCGCATAATTGACATTTCATCGCATGAGTTTAATGTAAGGTCCATTTCCCGAACTTTTTTCACAAAAGAGGAGGCGCACGGTACTGTCGCATCCGGTTAAAACATTTTTGCCCCGGGGGTAGTCTGTCAAGCTTTAATTCTATTTCCGAATCCACCGTTTTCTCTCGCCGTTTTCTTGTCGTGACATCTCTTGTTCATCGCCTGCCAGTTGCTTTCATCCCAAAATAGTTTTTGATTACCTCGATGAGGCATAATATGGTCAACTACATTAGCCGGCAGCGGATGCCCTGATGCTTTGCACTCCGGGCACTCACAAAACGGATGCTGCGCTAAAAAAGCCTTTCGCGCTTTAGTCCATTTATAGTTATACCCCCGTTTTGACGGTGACTCCCGTTCAAGCCCTTTCGGACTTCTTATGTGCAATTGTTTATGTTTATCACAATAGTTTTCTCTTGTTAATGCGTGGCACCCCGGATGTCCACATTCGCGCAATGCCCTTCTCATATTTCTCCTGTCAAGCAGTTAGTACCGCCGGAAATCATAGTAAATGCAAAAGCCGCCCATTTCTGAGCGGCTACATGGCTTTGCAGTTCTTCTATTTAATTTTCGCATCTTAATCTTATCATACCTTGTTCTGTCTTTTTTGGTCTTTTTGGCTTTTTTGGCATTTTTTTATTATATTTTGATTAAATCTTGCCGTAAACTCGTTCCATTCCCGCACGTGTCACCAACCAGATATGCCCTGACTTGCGGCACTCTTCACTTGTAAACCGTGGCGGATACCCTCTTTGACCGGAACACGCCTTCTTAATTGCCACCACTGAAACTTTCCATCGCTCTGCAGCTTCTGTCGTTGTCATCACCTCATCAATTACTTTGACACTCTCCATCCGATATATCCTCCGATAACTAAGCCGCTTACTAAGCACTCAATACCATACCTATCCAAACCGATGAAATATAATCCTGCAATAGCAGATATGGCAAATAAAACATCATACGTTTTCATATTCTTAACCTCCTGTGATATAATACAGGTAGTAGAGGGCTTTCGCCCTCCTACCCGTCGCTCTCTTATCGGTTTCGTTTTCGGCGCTTCCGATTTGAGGGCTTTTGCTTTGTGGCTTGTACCGCCCAGATTTGGACGATTACATTAATCACGATTGCGATTAGCCACTGCCAGTCTTGCTTTTCTATCATTCTCACCTCCTTTCTGTATATATTATATATCTTTTTCGGTATACTGTCAAGTGTTTTCATAAGTTTTTATTGAAAAAATCCACCTTTTCGATGGATTTCTTTTTTATTTGTTTTCTGTATGTATCTTCTTTTTCAATCTTTGAAATACTATCTCAAAGCTTGCTTCTGCCGCTTCTTTTGTTTTTGTTATATTATTCCTGCTTATGCGGATTGTTCTTGATATTGCTCTATATGACCTGTGGTTTAAATACCATTCTCTCAGTATTGTTTTCTCGTCATCGTTTTTTATCATGTCTATCAGTCTTCGTGCTTCTATCCTCATGATAATGAGATCTTTATGTTCTTGCACAACCATTTCTTCGTATTTTTCTACGAGTATTACTCTGTCTGACAGGTCGGGCTGTATTCCGCCGGAAACTTTGTCTTTTTCGTATCGCTGCCCTTTTATTTGATAGATATGTGATTTACATTCCGCAAGCTCTCTTTGCACCGACAGGTACCGCCGGTGTTGATTATATATCGACTGTAGATATTCCCGTCCAGTTTTAAAGTCTTTTATCATTTTTCCCTCTTGTTTATTTTTTTAATTTAAATGTTTTCTGGTTTTGAATGGTTTCTGTTTCTTTTTAAACTCATAATCTTCAAAATATGTTACAAGATCCCCCCACAATAGCGACCTCATCCATTCTTCTTCTATTTTTTCAAAAAGAACTCCACCTTTACAAAATTTAAATGTACCATGTCTACATAAACCACATTGAGCTTCAAATTCTTCGTTTTCTGCAACTCCAATTCTATCCATCAGCAGTTTCATTACTTCTTCTTTTAGTGTTTTCATACTCTCACCATCTCTATATTTTTAATTAAAAACCCATAATCTCTCAAATTGTATTTATCAAGCCAATTCTGAATAACTTTGTTTATTTCTTTCTCAAGATCTTTCTTTTGTTCCTCTGTGACGTCTTCAAGAAAACCATCGTAATATACACCGTAAATATAACTTTCATCATTCGCCAGGTCTTCGATTATGTTGTCAATGTCTGCTTTTGGCTCGGGTCTTGTTAATCGCCCAACATAGAAACATATAATATCGTTATAAATATAATCATTAAAAACCTCTGAATAACCTGCATAAGGTTCTTGATTATACGGTTTAGCATTCATGATTTCCTTGCGTCCCGCCTTTATTGCTTCTTCTTTGCTTGGATATGTATCATCACAGTTAAAATGATCTCCGCCAATTCCTATTACCCATTCTTCCTTGATTTTCTCCTCATTTTCTTTGTACATGTCATGTCTCCTCCTTAATGTCTTCAATCACCTTACTCATTACATAGTCAGCACATGGCTGTGCCATTCCGTTTCCTATTGCTCTGTATCTCGCCGTATCACTCCCGCCCTTTGTCCAGTTGTCCGGAAGTCCCTGCAGTCTTTCACATTCAAGCGGCGTAAGGCGGCGGACGTATGAGCAATCAATGTTTTTGTATATACATCCCACGGCGCTTGGTCCTCTTGCTACCAGTGTTGAGTTGATTCCGTTATCGCTGATCTTAAAATCATATTTTGCATTTGCGCCCTGATTAAATGCCGCCCTGTCAATTGCATAGACAACCGCTAATCTTGTTGATGATTTTAATGTAGATGTTTTATCCTCATAGATCGGCATGTTGTTTTTTATACTTGCGTCTCTGTTAAATGCGTATATGATCGGTACTTGATTCCCGCCGGTCCCCATCCTGTTATTGAGTGTCTGCACTGTTCCGTCATTTCTTTCTCTGATAACGTCTTGCGCATGTGTCATATCGAGAACGCTTATACAGATGCCGCCTTGGTTTCTTGCTGGATTACTTCCGCTTAGATCTAATGTGTTACTTTTGTCTACTTCTTTTATGCCCGCTGTCGGATTGTTGCTTTTCATTCCTTCGCTTTCGTATGATCCGATTCTGTATGTTTTGATAAGCACGCATCTCTGGTCATGCATGCAGTTCAGCGCTCCCGCTTTTTCTCTCATTCTTATTGAGTTTGTTTGTCCGTTTCCGATATCATAGACTGATGTTTCAGTACTTGGTACAGCAGTTCTGGTAAGCGTTTCTTTCTTGCTTTGGCTCTCCTCAGGATTCCTTGGCATGCTTTCGGACTCAAATAATACTTCCGGTCTACCCCCCCCTATTTCCAAAACACGCAATAAGGAAGATTCTCTCACGATGCTGGGGGACGCCCCAATGTTGAGCGTCAAGGATTCTCCATGCGATATTACATCTCTTACTTCGTACCATTCCGCTTCTTGCCCATCGTCCAGATCGAGGCATTGGAATATCGGCTTGTGTGATTTCGCTGAGCACGGCTTGAAAGTCACGCCCTTTGTTGCTTGAAAATGCTCCAAGTACGTTTTCCCAGATGAAATATTTTGGGTATTCTCCTCTTGTGGCTCTAAGCATGTCGGAAACAACGTCATTTGCCGTTCTAAATAGTCCGCTTCGTTCACCTTTTAATCCCTCTCTTTTTCCTGCCACCGACAGATCCTGGCATGGACTGCCCGCACATATGATGTCTACCGGTGGTATTTTGTCACCTTTTATTTTTCTGATGTCGCCTAATTGCATGACGTTCGGAAAGTGTTTTTTTGTGACTTCTATGCAGAATGGTTCTATTTCCGATGACCACACGGGAACAGCCCCGTTTCGCTGTGCCGCTATACACCATCCGCCGATTCCGTCAAATAGGCTTCCCACTGTTATTTCCATCTATTTTCCCGTACTCCCTATTCCGCCGGTCCTATCACCATCTGTTTTATCGCCATCCACCTTGTAATATTGATGAAATATTCCTTGTGCGATTCTGTCTCCTTTTTTTACTGTATAAGGCATTCCTGATACATTTCTAATTGGCAACATGATATGTCCTTCGTTGTCCGGATTGTTGTAGTAGTCTGAATCAATTACCGCCACATTGTTTACCAAAACAACTCCATGCTTAACCGCAATGCTTGATCTTATATAGATTCCCAGCCATTCATTTTCACACATATATGCTTTTAATCCTGTTGGAATCAATTTTATTTCGCCAGGTGTGATTACAGCGTCAACGGCACTTTCAATGTCATACCCCGCTGATTGCTTTGTCTTTCTCTTTGGAAAGTTTACATATTCATATCCGCTTACTTTTTCAAAACCTCTTCTCATTTCAGTTTCCTTTCTTCATAAATCCGCTCTTCTTCGTTACGCAGCCTCCGCGCCGCTTCGTCAAGTTTAATCGCGGCATATATGATCATGCTAATAAACAGCACAACGCTTACTACATCAATTAATCTATCCATTTTGTCCTCCTTTAAAATGGGATTTCTTCCTGTTCGTACTCTATCGGTTCTTGACTTACTGTCCCCATGTCTTCAAATTTCACTGGTGCGGAAAATTGCGTTACAGATGTTCCGCCGGAAAAGCCTGCATTCATTGATTGTTGATTACTTCCGATTGGTTTTGCAATCATATTTGCTACCACTTCTGTCACATACCGTCTTTGTCCGTCCGGCGTGTCATATGATCTTGTAGAGTACCGCCCTTCGATAAATACATAGCTTCCTTTTGTGAGTTCATTTCCTACCGCTTCTGCAAGTTTTCCCCACGCGGTTACATTGACCCAATCAGTCAGATCTAAAATATCCCCGTTCGTTTTTGTGATTCTCTTACTTACACCCACGGAAAATGACGCTACGGCTTTCCCTGTCTTCGTTGCTCTGATAATTGGATCTTTGGCAAGATTCCCTGTGATTTGTACTGTGTTCATCTTCTTACCTCTCTATGTATACTTCCGCATTCCTGCGTCCGAACTCTATCGCTTCATCGTATGAGTTTTTAAATATATCTATGCCTTCCATGCCGCCTCGGTCTTCCACTGTGTACCAGTGTCCGTATATCTGTACTTGTGTTCCGAACGGCAGCCAGTTGCACGCTATGGTTCTGCCTTCAGTCGGTATCGTTCCGGATGCAGTGTGTTCATTCGGACATTCATAAGGTGTGTATACTGTGAGTTCTGTCGTTACCCATTCCGCTTTTATAATTCCCGTTAGCCCGCATATAAATACCGCTGAAAATAAAACAATCCATAAGTTTCTAAACATTGTTATGCTCCTTTCTTTTTTAGCTTTCTGATTTCAACATCTCCAATGAGGATCTTTTCTATTAGCGTTCCGTTGGCTTTTGTCCAGTTCTTCCCAACCATTACCATTAAGCCTTTCCGCTCGTCTATGCAGAAGTGTTTTGATACTCTCTTCTCCGCTGGAAATAATATGCCGAATTCTTCTCCAGGCTTGATACCGAATATGTCTGTAAATGATTTGATGTAGTTCATTCTTCTACCTCGTCTATTCTGTTAATTTCATGTATAAGCAGTGCCGCTGCTCTTTTCAGATTTGTTTTGCGTGATTTTACTCCCCGTATCTTTTTGCCGTGAATGATTGTTGTACCACCTATCAGGTACGCCGCCATGACGTTAAATAGTTCTGTATTGCTATATGGTTCCGCCGGAAATCCTCGGGATATTTTCAGTATTTCTTCTGTGTCTGTCATTGAATACCTCCTATATCTTTTATGTACTGTTTGCAACCTGTTTTTATTCTTTCAAATTCCATGGCCATGATGATTTCCTTTGCCCCATCTTCGTATACTTTTTTAACGATTGTTTTTATAAGAATGAGCGGGGTTGTAAGCAGAGTAATCAATTCCGCTAATGTCACTACACCGATAATGACCGTGATTGCCACCATCGCTCTTCCTATCTTGCACGGGATCATACCGTATACAAGCTTCTGCCATTTCCTATAACCTTTATATGCACGGATATAATCTATTTCGTTCATTTTCCCTCCATGAAATCAAATAGTGTTGGTGTTTCCTGGTTTTCTTCTTCCCGTTTGAGATACCAGCATCCGTCACGATAGTATTCCTGATTGAGTTCTATTCCTATGCCTTTCCGCCCTGCTTTCATGGCTTCCAGCGGTACTGTCATTAGTCCGCCGAATGGGTCAAGCACGGTTTCTCCTTCGTTGGTGTACCGGTTAATCAGGCGGTCTACTATATCGAACTGGAGCGGGCAGAGGTGCATTTGTTTTCTCCTTTGTGATTGTTCTGTGTTGAGTGTTCTCATACGGTTTACATCGTCCCACACGTCGGGAGACCAGCTCGCGGGATCTATACACATAAATGTGGCGGGCAGTTTATTCTTATTGTCCATTGCATTTGCCAGTTCCACATGCTTTTCAAAGTCATAGACTGTTTCTTTACTGTATTTGTTGTACAGTTTTCGTATATCCGATATGGGCATGTCTTTCAGGTCGTCAACGGACAACTGCCTGTTTCCGCTGCTTCTCCAGAATGCATGAGCGTCTAATTGCCATTGCCCGCGGGTATATTCTTCTTTACTCTTTGTGACAGGTGTATCTGCATAGGCTCTTGATGTATCCGTAGGGAGCTTTCTGAACAGCAGGATGTATTCCGGGCAGCCTACTCCCATTTTTGTTCCGTCCTTGCACTGCTCCGTCCATCCAAGACGGTATGTCTGATTGTTCTCCCGAACCACGTCGGTTATGACGGTTATCATGCCGAAGAATTGGAAGCCATGTTTCATGTAGTGCATGATGGTCAATGCATGGAACGGTTCTATGGTTGGCATGCCTGTTCCCGTTGCGTTCCCGAATAGTACACGGTCTTTCACATGGCATGCATATACTCTTCCGGGCTTCAAAATTCTAAGTAAATTCGGCGTTAAATAATCCATCTGCTCAAAAAATTTGTCTGTATTTTCGTTATGCCCGAAATCGTTATAGCTTGCGCAGTATTCATAGTGATTTCCAAACGGAATTGATGTAAGAAGCATGTCCACTGAGTTATCTTGCATTTTCCCCGTTTCTTCAACACAGTCGCCATGTATCGCGATGTAGTTTTTCCCTTTTGTTATGATTTCTTCCACGCCTATACTCCTTTGCATTTCAATGATGGCATCGTTTCTTGACAGTCCATATTTCCTGACTATTTCTTCCATGCTTTCCGTGAGTTTGTTATATTGCTCCCATTTCTTTTTCAGTACTTCCATCACCTGCTGTTCTGTTTCCATGTATATGATGTCTATAATGACAGGTTTTGTTTGCAGGAAGCGGTAACACCGGTGGATGGCTTGGATAAAGTCGTTAAACTCATAGTCAATCCCCATAAATATCTGGCGATGGCAATGTTTTTGGAAGTTACATCCGCTCCCTGATAGTTCTTTTTTTGTGGCAAGGATACGAAAGTCTCCCTTTGAAAAGCCGATGGTGTTTCTTTCTCTTTCGTCCATATCTTGTGAGCCGTAGATAAATTTAGCTTCTGGGATTGCATGTTTGATGGCATGCCGCTCGCTTTCCAGATCGTGCCATATAATGAAATGTTCATCAGGTGATTCGTCTATAATCCGTTTTGTTTCTGCCAGCCGAATATCAATGCTTTCTCTTTTCTCTCTGGCCGCTGCCGAAAGTCCCACGGCAAAGTCTTTTATAAGTTTGACCTGCCCGTTCTTTTCTTCTTCATTCACGGGTTTTGTATTTGCCAGCATGTGGTAATTCACTTGCAGCGGCGGAAGGTTATATCCTTCGTCGCTATACCCCAGATCAGAGGGCTTTTGAATAAACAGTGCCCAGGTAGACAGCCACAGCCAGAATTCTTTTTCTTTATGCGGATAGAGTGTGAGATTGTTTGCTTTTGTACTGTCCCGCTGAAAGAAGCGTGTTAATGCCTGTCCCGTATCCATGATTTCTAAATATCCACCATAGTGGATTAATTCTTTATATCTGTTTGGTGCCGGTGTGGCCGTGGCAACAAGTTTATATTTCACGCCTTTAAATTTGGGTAGAAATGTCTGATATGTTTTGCTGCCGAAACTTCTTAAAACGGACGCTTCGTCTAAGCTGCAGGCTGTGAAGTAATGAGGATCTATATCTCCGTCGCGGATTCTTTCGTAGTTTGTAATCAGAATTCTATTGTCTGCGGCTTTAACTTCTTCCATATTTCTTACATATGTCGGAGCGGGGATATTGAGCAGATGTACCGCGTCTTCCGCAAATTCCTGCTTGACCCCCAACGGACAGACAATCAACGCTTTGCCGCCTATTTTCTTAGTAAGTACATGGCACCATTCCATTTGCTGGATACTCTTCCCCAGCCCGAATGCTTCAAACAATGCCCTGCGCCCGCCTTTGAGCGCCCACAAGACAGCATCTCTTTGATGTGGTTTCAAGACGGAACTTATATCCGCCGGATTGACTTCTATTCCTGATACTGGTGCTTTTATCACTTTATCTTTCAAAAATTCTATGTATGATTTCATGTTCTTCTCCTCGGCTTGTCTCTTGCCTGTTTCACGGTACATTCTTTTTTCTTCTTCGGTACTCTCGACTGCGTGATTGGCCATACGTTCCTTTCATTCACTTTGTACATTCGGTAAAACTGATAAGGAAATCCGTCCGCTGTATAGCCGCTTTCTACTTTGACTATCTGGTATCCTTTTTTCGGCGTGGGATTGTCTTTCCATTTTCGGGCGTAGATGGTTACTTTTTTCACGTTTGGCTGCTTCAGATTTTTAGACGGTACCCATCTGATTTTCTGTATGGCGGTTTCACTTCGGATTTCTTCATCTGTTTCTTTTACAAAATATTCCGCCAGTCTCATAGCATCTTCCGGGCTCCCGTCAAAGTACCGGAATGACCTGTAATTGAATTTTGCCCACGGCCAGCATTCATTAATTTCTGATCTTGATATTCCTCCGTCGTTAATCAAGACGTGATGATGTACTCGATGGCGGACATGTTCTGTGACGTAGATGTATTTCAGTTCCGCATTTTTCTTTTTATATTTTTTGCGGAGGTCTCTGATAAATTTTCTTATTCTGTTTTTTGCTTCTTCTGCTGTCGGCTCCGGATTTGCATATGTCAAGTCAATACGCAGATCATCTCTTTTGAAATTGGTAGCTATGAGCCGGTAGAGTTTTGTTTTCGCCCGGCGGGAGTTTCTTTTCTTGAGTCCTTCATCTGTTTTTTGGATATTGGGACCTCTGACTCTGTTTCCCCCTAATCGGTAGGTGTGATATTTTTTCACCTCGTAAATTCCGTGGGCTTGAAATATTTCTTTTCGGTACGGCACTTTTTTAAATTCCTGTTCCAAGAATTAACTACTATATCAAGTCCTCAAAAGGGGCTGAAATCCCCTTTTTTCTTGACATTTTGTGCCGTTTCACTTATAATTTATGTAGTGATTTGGTGCTACGGCACTTCCGCTCGGGATTCTTCCCTGGGCGGTTTTATTTTTCTTCTTTTTCGTTGTTCTCTTCTTCTGGCTCTTCTGTTTTTTCTCGGTATATGCATCTCTGCATAAAGTCCAGGTAATGTTCGCATTTTCTGCAGTGATTCTGGCATATATTGGCTTTTTCTTTTCTGCAGCATACGGTCTGGAATACTTTTGCTTTGCATACACGGCATTTCCTGTTGCGGTAAACTTCTACTGTTTTCCCGCCTGCCAATTTCATAACTGCCATTCTATGCTCACCCTTTCTTTTCTATCCCCGCTTTGGACGATCCAGCGCCCGCGGGGATTTTTTATTATCTTGAATTTTCGTCCGCCGGATGATGTATAGGTATTGTTTTTGTCCATAAAAAATACCGGCATTTCTTTCTGTGGTATCAGCCATTCTTTATCCGGTGTTTCTTCTATCAGCCAGCCGATAGGCTTCTTCGGAATACAGCCTGCTCTTTTCTTTTTGATTCTTCGTTCTTCTTCCGTTTTATAAAGTTCCTGCAATTCCATTTCATGTTCTTTTCTCCATTCTTTAACCGCATGACAGTTAAGATATGTTTTGATTTGTTCATCCATATACTGTTTTCTCGTGCCGGAGAGTCCGTGTGCTTTGAAACGGTGCGTTTCGTATGACAGATGGATAAGATTATCCTCTTTGTCCGGCCCCCCGCTGCCTGCGTGTTTCGCGTGGTGGACTTCCCCGCGCGACGGCGGCCACTCTCCGATGATGGATTGGTACGTTTCCGCCAGCTCCTCGTCTCTTTGTTTGACAAGCCGGCATAATTTTCTGAATGCCGCTTTCGGTAATTCAAATCTCATCTCTTTTTCCTCTTTCTTGAATATCTCCAGGTCTCATCTGCCCGATAAACATGGAATGAACAGTCCCGATGGACAGGAACCATGTTTCCTTTTCCGTCTTTCGTCCACATCACATATTCGGCGGGAATTGCTTTCCCGCACTCGTGGCATATCAGTCTACGCTGCATATTTCCCCCGTCGGTTTTATTTCATAGATTTGCATATCCATTACATAGGCAGCGGCATATGCTGATGCTCCTTGTCATATGGTGCATATCCCCAGTTGTGCAATGGTGAAAATAATGTTTTTTCAGGGTATTTCTCCTGCAACATTTTTAAATACGTTTGTACTTTCTCTTTGTTCGTCTCATCACCTCCGTAAGGGTGAGCGATGTAGAGTAACTGACCTTCTATATACGGATATTCTCGTTCCATGTTTCTTCTCCTTTGATTATTTTTTCCCGTTTGATAAAGCATTGTTTCATTGCATAAGCAATTTCCTTTCGAGTTTCCGGATTTATACTTGCTACCCTTTGTATTAATTCCTCTGGACACCCGCTACGGTACAGATAATCAATTGCAACGGCTACTGCTATTGAAACGAATTTGTCATCTGTTCCTTTTACGGAAACAACAAATTCCTTTAATTCATCATCTGCTTGTATATTCAGTTCGTACATTTGTGATTTCCTTTACTTTGATAATGATTTCTTGTCCGGGCTGCAAAGTTCCCGGATCTTTGATATTGTTTTCTTTCGCGGTTCTCCATACTAACTCTTGAAGATTTTCCCGCCCGCCGGAAATGCGGTCACATACATCCCATAAGGTTTCTCCCTTTGAAATGTTCACCGCGTATGAGATTTCCAGTGGCTCTGGCTGTACTGCGTACCCTGCGATACCGACAGTAATCATGAATGCGGTTAGGAATTTATGCATGATAACTTCTCCGCGACCGCAATCATCATTGTCACGAAAACCGCCAGCCATAAATAATTCATCATTTTATCTACCATTTTTACGCCCTCATCTTTCTAACTTCCGCCCGGAAATCATATCCGCTTTGTTTCATCTTCCGTTTCTGCGCATTCTCTTCCATTTTCCGCCGGATAGCCGATTCCGCATCTTCGGGGTCAAACAGATATGCTTTCCCCGACGGGATGAACGGTATCTCCCCTGTTCGGCACAGCATCCGTATCGTTGTGACCGGATATCCCGTTGCCTTGCAGAAATCTTTTGTATTAGTAAGCATATTTATCGACTCTCATCCTCTCTGATTTTTTATTCACTCCCTTTTTGCTATACTGTGAGCAGAAAGGAGCAAAATAATATGGATATAAAAATTGATGCATCTAAAGTTTTGAATGCCACTGGGGAAATTATCCCTAACACAATGAATGCACTTGATCATGTTTGCGGGAGTTTGATCAAAATTGGTGGATTCCCTATTTTGTATGGCAGGGAATATATCGACTATTGCTTAGAAAAGACCCATAAGAAACTGGCAAAGAAACTTGATTCCATTCCTGAAGATAAGCTCAAATCACCCGCACCATATATGGTGCTTCCGCTAATGCAAGACATGTTTACCTATTCCGCGCCAAACTGTGAGTATCTACACAATATGTTTGTTAATCTGCTGGCGTCATCCATGAATACAGACATGGACCATGCTGTTCACCCGGTTTTTGTTAATATCATCAAGAGCTTAAGTCCAATAGATGCTAAAGCTTTATCATCAGATCTCTTCAACAAAAATCTTGATTTCCGTATTTATGAAGTGCGTATACAAAAGAACTTTGACCTTACGCACAATGGCAATTTACCGGATATATTGCAACTAAGCGGAATAGGATTTTCACTTAGTAACAAATTAGTCCTTATAGAAAACCTTTTAGATTTAATTGGTTACGATACGCTAAACCAAATTAGCGCGGTAGTGGACAATCTTTCTATGCAGGGAATAATCTCTATCAATCAATCCATGTGTTTCACTGATCCTCATGCATATGATTCAGATATTCCAATTCTTCAAGAATTTATAGCTTCTCTCGAAAAGGTTTCTGATATCAAAAAACTACTAAATGATCACAAAATCGTATTTAAACCAATGTGTGGCAAAATAACTACATTAGGACAGAATTTCATTTCTTGTGTTACTTGAGTTTTTCTATAACAACTGCGGAAGCTTCAAGGTGAAATTCGTTGGCTTTTTTACCTAATATTTCAAGTGCCGCCGCGTATGCATTTGCTATCTTTTGGAGATCAGTAACCGCCTCAAACAGCATTTCATTTTTCTCTTCCTGCGTCATTTGTCTAAATGCCAACATTCTTTCTTCGTTTGTCATTT